TATTTCTACAAACCACTGTTCTCTATTTGTTGATGTAGGGGTTTCGATGTTTTCTAAATGTGTACTAACTGGATATGCAAGACTGCTCGAATCAGTTAGCACAGTTGCACCGGCAATTGCTGCACTAATACCAGGGCCGCTACAATGATTCACTACTGCATGATATCCGTAGTCAATGTTGTATTTGTCATAAGTGTCGTCCACTCGTATAGGTTGTTCCATTGTACAATTAACAAAGTTTTCCAACATAAATCGATGTGGGGGGATAAATGCAGGACTGCGTGGATGCGGCCTAACTACTATTGGCCGGTCTGTATACTTGCGTAGATCGGCAATAGTTTTCCTGGTCCAAGTTGGAAGATCAGGCATGTTTTCCCATTGCAAACTTTTACGATGCTGTAATGCTATCAAAATACTATCATTTTGCTGTGGCAACTTGTCTAATTTTAACCCCAGGGCAGCAGGTCTATCCCAGTCTAAATTTTGTTGATGTCCGTAATAGCCATTGGCATTGATATTGTTAACTGCTATTTTCCAAGTTATTTCACGATCAAGTGCACCAACATCAATTACAATCACTGGTTTATTTTGACTGCGATAGTGATCGTATACTTGTTTGTTCTTTGCCATGCGCCCGTTCCACAATACACTCCATATTACAACAGCATCACAATCTAAACTATTTTCAACTGGCGTTATACCTGCTGCTCTGCAACTATTAAGAAATGCTTCCAGCACGGTGGGGCTGTTCAGTGCACACTGTTCCGGATAATATGCTATGTTAATGATCATGGTTATAAATACTCGTATGAAACGTTATACAGTAGTTACCACATTTCATCAGGAGGGCTTGGAATTATACGGCCAACGGATGATTGATTCATTTGAGCAGCATTGGCCCAACAGCGTCGACATGATTGTTTACACAGAAAATTGCACCCCGAGAATAACCAAGAAGAATGTACGATGTGTTGATTTACTTAGTGTTAGCAATGAATGTAAAAGTTTTGTTGAAAGACACAAAAACAACCCAGAAGCACACGGTGGATTGGGCCCTCACAACCAAGGAGAATGGAGTGAACGCAAACATTTTAAATGGCAAGGTGTGAGATTTTGTTACAAAGTGTTTGCAGTGCACCACGCAGTAAACACTGTTGACAGCGATTGGATTATTTGGTTAGACGCAGACAGCCACACTCATAGCCCATTAAGTGTTGAATTTTTAGACAGCATTAGCCCAGATGATTTTATTGCAACCCACCTAGGACGGACTGATAGATACCACAGCGAATGCGGATGGGTGGGGTACAATCGTCGACACCCATTGGGCATTGAGTTTGTTAATGACTTTGCCGGAATGTACATCAACGACACCATGTTTAATGAACGTGAATGGCATGACAGTTACTTGTTTGATGTGCAGAGAAAACATTACCGCGATAACAAAGGTGCAAGCTTTTATGATCTCAATCCCGAGCCTGACACCAAGGGACTAGCAGGACACCCGTTTATTAACAGCAAGCTAGGAATGTATTTGGATCACATGAAAGGTGATCGCAAGCAACGTGGACACAGTAAAGCAAAAGAAGTTAGGCTGCACAGCAACCACCCGTACTGGAAGAAGATTTTAAATGTATGAAAAACATGGTTGGTGGTTCCCAGACCAAGACACACACTTTGTAGAAATGCTGGATAAAAATATACGCAAAGGTTTTGAACCAGTGTATCAAGAACCAGTACGCAATAAAAGTTTACGATATGTAAAGCAAAAAAGTGTTGCACTTGACATTGGAGCAAACATTGGCTTGTGGAGCAGAGATCTTGCACTGCATTTTGCACAAGTTATTGCATTCGAACCAGTGAGCGACTTTCGTGATTGTTTAATTAAAAATGTTGCTAACAATAATATAGACATTCGTCCTTATGCATTGGGACCAGAAGATACCACCATCGATATGGTTGTTACCAATGGTAATACCGGCCACAGTCATGTTGACAACAATACAATTGGCAACGGATCCATTGACATGCACAAGTTAGATAGTTTAGAATTTGATGCTGTTGATTATATTAAAATTGATTGCGAAGGCTATGAACTATCCATACTACAAGGCGCAAAACAAACTATTAAAAAACATCGTCCAGTAATTGTAGTTGAACAAAAACTACACAAGGACACAGGCATAACCGAAGAAACACAATATGGCAGTGTCGAATTACTGAAAAGTTGGGGAATGGTTCAACTAGCTAATGTGAGAAACGACTGTATACTAGGCTGGTAAGTGCGGTTCAAAGTGTCGATATATTTCACCATTTCGGCTTTGTGTAATAGTCCAATGTGCTTGACATAAATTATTCAACCACTGTTCTCTGTTGGGCATTTGAGGACTAAAAATATCTCTAATATTATGATTTGCAACGTCCCACGTTACTGCACTTTCTTCACTGACAAATGTTGGTACACCCTCTAATACGCTTAACACACTGCTCGAGCTGTTGTAAAATACTGCGGCCTTTGCGCCCTTAACATCTTGTTGAAGTGTACGTTTGGTACTGTCAACAATTTCAACGTGTTGATGTTGGCCGATTAATTGTGCCCATGGTTTGTCCATAGTACCAGGATGCGGACGTATTTTAATAGTAGTGCTAACTTGACTGCGTATAATTTTTAATGTTTTTTGTAGCCAAGCTATTTGGTCAAATCCTTTGGCATTCCAGCCGTTATCACGCTGCAAGCATATTAAAATATGATCACCATAATTTTTCCACGGCTTTATTTCGAGTCCTAACGTATCACGCACCATATACCAATGAGTGTGATTACTGTTACTGTTAGCATATTCACCTTCGTTGTAAAAAACACTGTCAAGACTGTAACGCAACCACATGTTTTCGTGTTCATTGTGAAACTTAAAGCAACTTCCATCAATGCTCATAACTCTGCCGCCAATTGCCCGTTGATGATTAATAATAGCTTCTCTATGATAAATGTGCGGACCACTATAGCTCATACCAACCCACCCAATGATTACTGCTAGTTTTGCACGATGTAATTGCCGATCACGCAAATTTTCATCAACCAACACACGTGCACCACATTGTCTTGCGCCGTCTGCAAATGCTCGCATGATCTGTACTTTAATATTATGATTGCGAATCTTAGGAAGACTGCTCAAGTACACAACAACATCATAATCCCACGTCATCTGCTGTAGTTCTCCTGTAATATGTGCCAGGCAGTTCCGTCTTGCATTTCCTTGGGTGTAAATTGATTGTATGCTAAATTGCAGCAAAGATTTCTAACTTCAGAAATAGACGGCATGTAAGGAGTTGCAATTTTCTTTAAGTCTGTGTTGGCCAATGGCTGCGCTGCATTTGGTCCCATTGTGAACACTGGCTTTCCAAATATCAATGCTTCTACCGCAGCAATACTGTTGTAAGTTACCAAACAGTGCACATCTTGAGATAGTGCCATTTCCATTGTGTCCACATTAACTCGAGCATGTCGGCTTTGTTTTTCCCTGACTACAATAGGCCTGTCAGTGTGCTGTTTAATTTCATCGATTGTTGCTTCTAACCATTCTGCTAAATCCACACTCCAGTAAGATAATGCTTTTTGACTAGGAGGACACAACAGTATATTTCTGCCCTGCGTGTGCCTTTTAATCGTAACACCTGTTTTGAGAAATCTATCATCACGGCATTGTTGATACAATGGTGCGCTGTACTGTAACGCATTTTTAGTAATTCGATGATATTTTTTATGCTTGCCGTTGCCAAAATAGCCAGTGTCAATGTAGTAAAAATCTCGTTCTTCTTCTATACATCTATGTATTACTTTCTTTTTAGCAATACCCCTTACTACAACTGGTACTGACAAATCAGTTAATTCTACGTGCTTGCTTGCTCCAAACACCCCGTTGGACCCTAATAAAAAACTCTCTACTATTACATCCAACTTTGATTCTCCTTTCGATTGAGTAACGCCAGCGTCAACAATGCCCATACAGCCCGGGTTATTATGAGATCGTGTTATACGTTCAACGATGTTGTCCATACTGTCTTCGTTAAATATACCAAAAGGGTCGCGGCGTAGTTTTAATAAATCTTTAATATCATTTCTAATGTCTTCTGGTAGTGTCAAATCACTTACACTAATTGTGGGATTGTTTAACGTTTCCAAGTATTCGTTATGATATGCATTCCACACATCAGCATACGCACAATCTTCATAATTTTCAAACCATGGGCCTCCTTCAGTGTAGTGCAAAAGTTTAGGGCTACCGTCACGAGGTTCTACATACCAGTCTGTTAACCAATTCCATTCTGGGGCAACTTTTCCAATTTCTCTATCTTTGAGCCAACTAAACCTGTGCAAGTATGCACCTGTTATATCTGAGTCGTTAACAACATCAACAGTTATT